ACCCAGTATTGGCTTGGGTGACGATCTTTTTCCCATCTGCCGCCATCAACCCGGCCGCAGCGATCCCGGTAGCAGTATCGGCTTGGGTGTGGACATGAATGCTATCAACACTCACGTTGTAAGATTGCTGGCCGGTCCAGCCAGCTACGCCGCGCTGCACGATAGCCGTAGCCTCAGCCGAGGAAGCACCAGGCGGAATGATAACCGGGCCGCCCATACCGGGTACCGCGGCTTTGTCTGTGGTGCTTGGTGTCGGGCCGCTTGGTGCAGCAGCGGCGGTTGAAGGGCCAGTAACGCGCGGGGTGCGAACGTGACCTCCGGTAACCGAAGTCCATGGACCCCACCCGTGCAGACGGGCGTAGTGAATACCCCATCGGATGAGGTCCTGTTCGTTTTTCGGGTCGGCCGGGTCCTTACCTGTCGCCTTCTGGTACTCGGTCGCGAGGCCGCCGATGTGCATCTGCATCGCGCCATAGGACATCGCACCGCTGTCCATGTTGCCGTATCCGGAGACACCGAGGCCTTCGGCGCGGGCAACCGCCATTACGTCATCGGGGTTCAATCCTTCGGCGATCGCCGCCGCGCGGATCGTCGGTTCCATCCCACGAGGATCAAGGTTCGTCTTCGGCCCTATCGACGCGGAACTCGGGGCGGGCGCAGTCCCGGCACCGCCTCCGGCAGTCCCGGGCGCACCGCCGGGAGGGCTGCGCCCGCCTAGCCATGACGGCAGGATTTTTTCGCGGAACCATTCGACCGTGCCCGGGATCGCCCCGTAGGCGCGCATCTTCTCATTATACGTACCCTTGCCGCCGACGAGCAGGTTTATCGCATCAGCGATGCGAGTAAGAAGCTCATCCAGCTTGATAACTGCCGGGGTTAGATCCGCCGCTATAGTAGTCCACAACCTACTCCACGCCTGGTTCATCTTATTCTGTGCTTCAACCAGATCAGTAGCCTTTTTCAAATCCGCATCTGTGAGGGTATGCGAAATATCGGCGATGATCTTTGGCAGGTTTGCACCGGCATGGCGCAAGGCTAGAGACTGCTTATCGGACAAACCCGCCGCGCCGCCCGCGGTGATAGCCTCACTATCGTTTTTTAACGATTGAAGGTGAACAGCGATCTTCTCGAGCATTTGCTGGGGAGTATCAGCCATCGGATTGATGGTGCCGTGCGACGCGATATACAGCCCGGTAGCCTTTGCCGTATCGAGCCCTAACCCCTGCCGCGCCCGGTTTTGCATCTGCGTAATTTCACCAAGCCACCTAACGGTGTCTTCCTGCGATGCATCGTTAAGTTTATTCAACGCGAGGGAAATAGCAGTCACATCGCGGATATTCATTCCGGCCGTAGCAGCGCCGACCCCGGTGTTGAAAACCCCTCGCATGGTTTCATGCGTTGAGTCCATCACCTTTTTTAAACCGGCAATAGCAACAGTAGCGGCAAGCCCGGCAATACCGAGAACCCGCAACCCGGCGGCGCCTTCAAGCGCCCCGGCGGCGACACCCTGCCCGGTACGGCGCGCCTGGCTTGAAAGGTCTGCAAGGTGGCGTTTTGGTTTTTCCGTACTGACTTGAACAAGGTTCTCGAAATGCCCGCGCAACGATGCAAGTGGGTGCTCGAGGGAACGAAAAAACGAAACGATACCGGCGCCGGTAGCCTTGACGCTACCCGATGATTTCTTTGCCCCTTCCTCAAGTTTATGGAGGTTGTCTAATACCTTTTTCTGCCCCTTATCGAGGTTCGAGGTATCGATGCTGAAACGCATCACCAGTTCATCAATCATCGTAGGCACTAGGAGTTTTCCACCTTTGTTGACAGATACTGGTTGACCGAATTCACCGCGGCTATTTCAAGAAGATCATAAAGGTCTTCCGTACCGTATATCGTATTCAGCTCTTCGAGCGACGCGAACTTCGCCGTGATGACCGCCGCGATGGTGCGGGGGATGTTTCGGTAAGCTCGGGGCTGAAATCCGTTATCGTCGAAGCCACCGCAATCAATGTCAGGATCTTGGCGGCCAACGAAAAATTTAGGTGAAGGTTCAACACCTCTTGCCGCAAGGTGTTGAGGGTCGGGAAGTCCTCGATATCATCATTGACACCATCAAAGATCAATGCCCGGTTGATATCGGCACGATGCGGGTCGCCTACAAACCGAATGCACGTCAGCAATTCGTCCATCAGTGCTTCAAGGTCCGGAAACCGCATATGCGCTACCAGCACGGCGAATTGGTGAAGCTCAGCCATGCCGCCGTTAAGGTCTATTTCGCGGGGGATATCGAGCCCGGAATGGGCGATTGCCAGGAAGACGCGGTTCGCCCACTTTTCCGCCTGCAACGCCGGCATCTCAGTGAGTAGAAAAGACTTCCCGTTGTCACGCATACCCGGGGTATCCGGGTCCCGTACACCGGGAAGCGTGAGTATCTTCGTCTTACGCATTGGGTGGGTGGACCCTTTGAGACAAAGCGCTGCCGATGAACCCCGGCAGCAAGGTTAGGCTAAAGCGGCGAGGGGCTTATCGCCGGGATCGATCCTTGCGGCAGCCACTGGATATGGAATTCCCGGTTCGCTAGCACCTTGCGCGCATCGGCGAGTGTACTGACACGCATCAACGAACCTTTAAAGCACGTATACTTGCGACCCACCGATGGTAGGGTGATTAGCGCGCGGGCATACAATACATCGCGCGCCTGTATCTGTCCTCCGATCCAGTTCTCGAAAACCTGAACCGAAAGGCTGGATGCCAGCAACCGAATCGTCATCCCGGGCGCCATCGGCACAAGCCCGGCGACCCCGAAACCATCAACGCCGACCTGCGTTTCATTTGCATCAACAAGGTCGGTGGTGAACGCGTCGTCCACGCCGAATTCGGAAAGGTTGATCCCGTTTGGATAAAGGAGATCAACCGATAGCGTGAAGCTCGCGTTGAGTGAAGTAATGGTGAAGGCCATTGAAGCGGTCTCCTTACTGGATTTGGATCGACGCGAGGTTCACGTTTTGGATTGAGCCGCCGTCGCAGTACCACAACGTAGCCGGCGGTGAAGTACGGCCGACCCGCGCTTGCGAAGCCGCCGGTTTCACCTGGAGGTAGTAACCTTGCTGCGTGAGGATTTGGTCAATCTGCACCCCGGCGGCAGCGTTCACCGCCGCGGCCTGCGCATTCGATAGTGGCACGCCGACACGTATAGCGCCAAAGTTCAGTGCCGCTTGGATCGGATCAAGGCACCACGATGCAAGCTGGTTGTAACCATCCTGGTTGTAGGGCAGCGAGTTGACGTTAAACAACCCGTTCATGATGGCAACCTGCAAAGCATTCGACAACCATATCTGGTTGACGTAGCTGTCAAGCCATTTGAACGTGCCGCTTATTACGCCGCGCTGCAACCCGAAAAACGCCTGGTTCGCGGTAGTGTAATCGCCGCCAAAGTTGACCCCGTACCCAAACGAATCGGAAGCCGGGTCGCCGCACAGGTTGATCGCCTGCGTACCGTTGGTAATATCGGTCGCCAAACCCGACTGCCACTTGTAGGCCGCGGTAGCGCGCCCGTTGAACCGGCTGAAATCAAGCGAGGCGATAAAGCCCATAACAAACGCGGCCTTTTCACCACCCAGGGTGGTGATAGCCGGGTTCTGGTACACCGGGACGGTGCCGGAAGATTGGGTCGCCGTAAGGTGGCCAACCGCGGCGGAAGGACCGTTTGCGCCGGTATTCAGGACATTCGTGTCCCACATGATATAGGCATATCGATTTCGGGTCCCGTTAACCCAGTCCTCAAAGGCTTCCTTATCAGGTTCGACCGGCTCCCAGTCGGTCATGAACTCGGCCCAGTTTTGCGTGATAGCCGTGATTGTCGGCATAAATGCCCCGGGCGTCGCAGCGGCGGCGCCGGGGGATTGCACCGCGCCGAGCGCCTGCGTCAGCAACAGCGGGGTAGCCGCGGCCCCGGTACCGAAACTAACCGAGCTGTTCACCCCGGTCGTACCGGAAGCGATGATAAACTTTTGCTGCACCGCGTTGTATGTGACCGCAGCGGCAAACACCGCAACCGTTTCATCGGATTCGGTGGTCATCGCCGCCGAAACCGTGTAGGTACCGATCCCGCCGGTACCGGTACCGAGGGCGCTGATGTAGGTAAAGCCGCTGATCCCGGTACCGGTGATAACATCGCCGATCTGAAGGTTTGCTACCGGGTTGTACGCGACGATCGATTCGGCGGCTTCCGTCGTTGCCGCTGAAGAAAGGTTGTAGGTGCCGGTGCCGCCGAGGCCGGAACCGAACGAGCTGATCGTCGTACCGGCGGTGATACCGGTACCGATCACCACTTGCCCTATCGCAAGCGAACCGCCGGCCACCGCGGTAACAGTCATAACCGTACCGGAAAGCGAAGCGGTAAACTCGCATTGCGCCGGGCCGTTTACAACGGCATCAACCGTCAGTGTAGTACCGGACAGCGCTGCGGTAACGGTCGCCTTTTGCACACCTTTAATGCTAAATGCACTAGCGATGAGCAATGCAGCGTTCGAGAAGCTGGTGGCGGTCGTCAGGTTTAACGTATGTGAAACCGGTGTACCATCGATAGTCAAATTCAGGGTGCTGTTTACTGCCTGAAGCGCCGCAAGCGTAGTGCTTGCCAGACTGCCTGACATCAAGTAGCCGGCGGTAGCCTGCTCCGGGTAGCGGGCAATGAGCAGCGACCCGGGCAGGCGGGTCGCATTGTTCGGCCCGTTAAAATAAACCGTTGCTAACCCGGCCAGGTTGCTCGTCGGACCGAAGGTTGCCCCTACATCAGTCGCATCAGCGAACTGAAGAACTTCACCGACCGGAATAGCATCATTCTGCGTCAGAATAAGCCCGATAAGGTCAAGCCCGTTACCGCCGGCCGATAGAACCGAGGGAACAACATTGACAAGCTGCGCCGCAGGAATAGCCGGCGTTACGAAAACAGACATTCAAAGCTCCTCATTCAAGGGCCGGTGTATTGCAAGGCGGCTTCTACGACTGCGACTTCGGCTTCATCAAAGAACTGGATCGGTGTGCCGATGGTCGGGTTGAATTGAAGGTCTACATTTAAGGTCCAGCGCTGCTGGTATTGTTCTTCACCGGATATCAGCGGGGTTTGTCGCGCCTCATCCGTACTTAGGACTTGCAACGGCAGCCCGAGGGCGGTGAAGAAATCAGTAGCAACGGAGGAGTAAAACAGACCTTCAATCATCTTGACATTTTCGTTGCTGCCCGGCCCGTACACATCGAGTTGTACGGTCCATTTAGTCGGTACCAAATCCTGCCGTTGCCCGGCGAACAAGGTTTCCGACGCTAGGGTCTGCGATACCGAAACCGTATAAGTACCGATCCCGCCGGGCGCCCCGCTAAGCTGCGCGGTAATAGTCGTACCGGCGGCGACAAGGTTTGGAAATGAACCATCGGTCAACACCAAACCGGGTACCAGCCCGGCGCCTTGGCTTTGCCCTACCGCCGTTACGGTCAACACCGTACCGGTTATCGAACCGGTGATAATGTTGTCGACGTAACTCGTCTGGTTCCAGGACAACCGTTCCTGCCGCATCGGCGTCATCATGACAAAATCCGGCGATAGCGGTTCCGGTACCCGGTTCACCTGGGTCTGATAGCTTTCGACCCCGGCGGGGAGCACGCTATCGAGGAAAGCCGCGAGCGCCGTAAACATCTGCGTCGCGGTGATATCGAAGACCGCCGGCACCTAGTTGCCTGATGGCGTTTGCAGGGTTAACCCGGCAGCCGACCACGGGCCGGCTTGGTCCCATGTCTCGAACACGATTGTTACCAGCCAGGTTTGCACGGTACCGGTAACCGGATCGGTGAACAGCAACAAATCGCCGCCCTGGTTTGTCACCCGGTTCACTCCCAGAAGGGAAGTGTTAGCATAGACCTTTCGGGTAACACTCGTGATGTTCATGCCGTTTAGCTGGCGTATGTTGTTCGCGCTGAGCGGCTGTTCTTGAACCTGAATTTGAGCGATTGCGTAGGAGGGCGTACGGGTCCCATCGGCATTGCGGGTTGAGCCCGTGCTGCGCTTCCAGGTAGCGGTCACGTATGGATTCAAAACCGAAACCACCGAGCCGGCTATCGCGTTGAGGTTAATCAGGTTTTATGACTTCAGGTTGCTTCTTCTTGAGCAAGGCGGCGCGAAGTTGCGGGATAAGCTTTTCGGAAACCACCTCAAACCCACGAACAAGCACAAGCGCAGTGTAGACATCGAGCAACTCCTCATCCGTATCAATAACGATGATAGTGCCCTTGTCGATAGACAGGTTTGCCGCTTCATGCTCGCTTATCGTGTAGGTCTTTATCACTTTTCCTCGACTTCGTAAGCCACAGCCTTGTACATGACTGATGTATCTATGAGCGGTTTGGTGCTGACACCGGCCACCGATTTGCCGGCCTTCACCCGCGCCGCGGCTTCGCCGACGGTAGCGCCAGTTACAACCAAATCAGGGTCATCCTTGCGCATCTTGCGCAGCATGATCGTTATCGGGCTCAACGGCGGTGCGGTAACATCAATGATCGATTGCTGTATTTCATGTACGATGACTTCACCGAGCGCCGAAAGTGCCTTTATCACATCACCGTCTTGCGCCTTCAACTGTTGAAGGATCACACCAGGCCACTCGTGCTCGTGGTCCTTTATCACCGGGCGCAGAAACGGGCGCGGCGGAATACTCGCAGCCGGCGCCCCGTATTCTTGAATTGCCGCAACCATCGCAACGCTTGTCCCATCGGGATAACGGGCATTTTCAAAAAACCCGACCTTAAGGGTACCGCCGCGCTTCAACTTGCGGCCGATATCGGCAAGCGCGGCTTTGAGCTTTTCGCCGCCTTCGAGTTCGGCCACCTTGCTATTCCGCCGTGCCAGGCAGTATTGGTCGCCAGGTGCATCGACAGTTTATCAGTTGTCCTGGAAGGATGTATTTGCCTTCGTGCGGGTCGAACCACCCTTCGGCCAGATTGAACCGAACCTTATCGCGACCCGCTTGCACATGCGTCGGCCGCGGTTCGTTGCCGGCATGCGAGTGCACCCAGATACCTTCGCTGATTCCTAGCTCTTGCTGGCGGATACGGCTTATCATTGCGGTCGCCTTGTTGTTCTGGTCGCGTGCGATCAATGCGGCGCGGCGCCGGGTTACCCCGTAGCGCTCTTGAAGCTTATCGCTCACAGTCTTTAGATCGCGACCTGCCTCAACCGATTCCTGAACGATAACCGCCACATCGCTCAAATACTTTTGCGGTATCGATTTTATCAGTGCCACATTCTCGGCAACAATACTGTTGATCGCGCTTTGTACCAGCGGCGTGGGGCGAAACCGAACGGTCCAGCCACCTTGCCTCAACACCCGCTTTAGCACCTGTTGCGAGCGGTTACTCGCCTTAATACTGAACCATTCCGCTAACCGTTGCGAAGCCCGTTCCAGACGGCGCTGCCAGCTAGCAGCCATCGTATGCACCGCGGTTTGCAATTCCGCGATATCGGCACGGGTGATATCGCGATGCACATCGGCGGCAATCTTTTCAAGCTGCGCCTGGTATTCGGCATCGAGTGAAGGCGCGGAACGGACCGGGGGTACCGGGTGACCGCGGCGGGTACCCCTGGCCACGCTACTGCCCTAGGCGACGAGGGCAATACTGTTCAGTTGGCCGGTGCAGGCACCGGCCGAAGTGGTAACGAGGACCGTTACCTCAACCGCAATGTGCTGGCCCGGTACAAGCCCGGTACCGGTAACCGTAAAGGTCAGCGCTTCGCCGGTCTTGTCGAATTGCTGCGCGGCGGAAACGGTAAGCGCCGCCTCAATCCCGTTTATCTCGGTGTAGGCCGCTACCGTAATCGTCGTTGAAGCGGCAGTCAACGTACCGGAACCGGTAACGATTGCGTTGACCAAAACCGAAATGTTTGCGCCCGCGACATAAGTCGACGGAAGGTTCAACTCCCACAACGCCTTGTTGGTTTTGGCGCTCGCCGAAGTCGCTTCACCGACCAGAACAAGCGATGTACCGGCGGTGCGCGACACGCCGACAGCACCGGCCGGAGTACCGGCCGCGGCAGTAAGCGGCACACCCGCGTCCGATTTCGCATCGGTAAGCGACAGGAACCGGTTTTGCGGCCCGGTGATCGCAGCAAGGGTGACAGCATTAAGCGTAAAGTCGCCCTTCTGCGTGTCGAGCAAATTGTAATGCGTGGCCATAGGTAACGCCCTCTTTGAAGGTCTAGAAGTTGCGACGTTTTACGAGCTGTGCTGCTCCTCAAGCGGTACCTCTTCGGGCCGCGGCTCACCGGTTTCAACCGCTTGCCAGTCGTCGGTGTGTGTTTCATCAGTATGCGTATGTGTGTCCTCGGTGCGCGTTTCCTCGGTATGCGTGTGCGTTTCCTTGGAATGCGTCTGGTCGGGCTGCGGTTCCGATTGCGGGTCGTCCGTATGTTGCCCTGTATCGCCCTCAGCCTCATTGTGCAGGAACGGGAATTTGGCCAGCAAGGCTTCGACCTTATCGATGCACGCATGCATTCGGCTCAAAGTTTCGACATGTTCCTCGGGCAGGGCGCTGATATGGTCCTCGGCGCGCTTCACCAGGGCGTCGACCGTAGCTTCAAGCTGTTCCACATGTTCGGTCAGCTTGGCAACGTGATCGCGCAGCCCGTCATCATCCATCGAGGCCACATCATCCGCCTCGGTGTGCACCGCGGTATCGGCATCACTACCGGCAGCATTGGCCATCGCGTCAAGCATCGGCTTGTGCACCATCAAGGCGGCAAGCTGCTTTTGCATCACGTCGATATCCATCACTCTATCTCCTATACACCTGTGGGAGGGCCGCCGCGGCAAACCTGCCAAACGCCGGTAAAGCGGGTGGAACGCTACAAGGCGGTTCACCTGAAAAGGTGTAGCATCACGGCGGGTCCATCGGCGCTATCTGGAAGTTGAACTTATGTGCGCTCGCCAAGGTACCGCTGTTGTAAGTCCAGTTTATGACCAGGGTGCGGTTGACGATGTAGGCACCGTATCCGGGGACAGCGACAGCCGTATCGCCGGCTAGGAGCTGTACCGATAGCACTCCATCGCTTGAAACCGACCCGCGACCGGTGTTAAAGATGTCAACATTGTCACAGTCGTTGATAATTTCACCGGTTAACGTGTCGCAGATCGTCAGCGTAACCGTTGTCAACATCCCTAATGTTATGGGGGTGCCATCCGATTGTACAAAAGTGACTTTGTACAGCGCGGTGGAACCGGCCGGGATAGGTCCGTTCGTATCGGTAACAATTGCTGCCATCTAGGGCACGATCTCATCATCGTTGCCAAAGGACGCACCAAGCAAATCATTTGTTGCATCACTGTTTACCGCTAGAGTATCGCCGATAGCACCGCTAGCGTTTAGCGAATCGTCAATCAAGATAACCCGTCCGGTAAAGGTGATAACAACGGTAAACCCGGCCGCCGCTGCGATAGCTTGAACCGCAGACAGCGGTACATTGACAACAGAGCCTTGCGGGGTGATTGCTTCAACACCGGCAAGACCGCCGACACCGGTTAGTCCAAAAAACAGCTCGATAAGCACGGACGCGACGCTGCTCTGTGCCGCGAGTGCCCCGAGGTTTATCGTTACTGTAGGGCCGATAGGGGCGGCGCGCCCGCTCGCGGCCACAGAACCGATGTCAAAGGCCGCAGAAGGGGTGAAGCCGCGTGCCGCACCCGAAGCCGCGGCAACCGCTACAAGCAACCCTAGGGCCGGGGAAACGGCTGTGGCGTGCCCGCTGCCGGTCGCCGCTGTCAGCATTGCCGTAATCGCAGGCCGTAGTGCCGCAGGCTGAGTTAACGCCGCCGCCGCGACCAAATTGACAAACCCGCCGAGATTGGCGCTTATCGTTCCCGCTGCGCCCGCCGCAACGATATCGGCGAGTGTTATCGCAATCGAAGGTGTTAGTGCAGCATCACCAGTGGTCGCACTTACTGCGATCAAATTGAAGACAACCGCAAACGATGCCTGAAGGGCGACTGCCGCTCCCGAGGCAGAAGACGCGCTTAGCGATTTACTGATCGCCGGGCTAAATGCCGCGTCACTTCCGGTCGCACTCGCACTCGACAAGGTAAAGCCGAGTTGCGGTAACAATCCCTCGCTCGCCGCAGTCGCCGCGATAGCGGCCAGTATTGTGCTGTTGGCCGGAACACCCGCCGCCGCAACACCGCTACCCGATACAGCGGAAAGGAACGCTTGTAGCGCGGTCGAAAACGATCCGGCTGTACCGCTGCCGCTGCCCGCGACCAAGCTGCTACTGACGTTTGGAACGGCGCTCTGTGCACTTGCGACAGCCGCCGCGATAGCAAACACTTTTGTCAGGCTTGGCGACATCGCGACAACTGCGCCCAAGGCGGTGCCGCTGGCGAGAGTTTTACTCAGACCCAAGGCTAAAGCCGCTTGTGCCCCTGACGAAGTTCCCGCTCCAAGCGCAGTTGCAATCGATGGTACAGGGCTATGTGCGGCACCGCTTCCGGTAGCCGCGACCAAGTTGACGTTGGTGCCGGAACTAGCAGCCTTGAGCGCGGCGACGAGAGAAGTAAAATCTTGCGTGCCCGATGTGTTGGTAAACGTCGCGGCTTGACTGCCGTGCGTCGCCTGAACCAGCCATTCCAGCCGGATATCGGCGCAGCTTCCAGGCGAAGTGTTGTCCGCATCTCCCGAGGTAAACCCGGTCCCGAC